GTTGTTGTAGGTTCACCTGCTACCTCACCACCAAAAGTCCCAAGAGACCAACCAAAACCTTTTGCCTGCACTGCCGGTCCTACAGGATAATAATGTTGTACTCTTATTCCACCCGATGTTGTTGCACCGGATCCTGATTCTGCTGATGGCATTGTAATTGTAATAGTTGTAGCATTGGGAACTGTTGTCACCATAAATTTTTTATCATCAAAATCCGATGCTGCAAAATTAGAATTTGTTATCGATGAGAAGTTGTCTAATAAAACTATATCTTGTGCAGATATACCATGATCTCCACTGAAAGTTATCGTGACAGATGTTGATCCGTTGGTCGTGGTGAACGCACTTGTAAGCGTTGTCGTAGATTTAATAGGATGTATATCGTAATATACTCCACCAGAAAATGCATATAGAATTCTGTTTGTGCCAATAATGGCATACTTTCTGGCTTTACTATTTACAAAATGATGAAGTCCTCTACCCGCACCAGTTAAAGCATCGTCACCTAACTGTTTCCAACCACCTATTTTTTCAGGTGTACCATATCTAAATCTAACATTATCACAATCAACCCACTGACTTTCTGCCCCTGTGGGTGTGATTTGTTTATTTATACCAGGTGCAAATCCTATCTTTTGTAGCATAGTAACCCGTTATATCAGATTAAAGGTTAATTAACAGATTAAAGTACGGGGAGTGTGGTTGTGGTGGTACTCCCCATACCAGTCTATTTTATAGACTATTTTGTAGATTTAGTCAACTTCATGCCTTTAAACCATGATGGTAAACCTATCATGGGTCTTTTATCTAAGGCATTTTCTTTTGCCATTTTAGATCCGGCTTTGTTGTAATGTAAAAATACTTGTCCACAGTCTTTACCTTGAAACTCTTCTCGCCAATGTTCTAAATCACAACCAGAATATATCAACATATCACCTGGTTTGAGATCTACTTTAATACCTGCTTGACCTTTTTTACCTGTTGGGTCTAAATATATCGGCCAATCGTCACCTCCTAGATTTAAAGTTGTGGATATCTCACAAGAATATCTATCTTTGTGTCTGTGTAACACATCTCCTTTTTTATATATTCTCGCATAAGAATATGTTTCTGATAATTTTAACCCTGTATGTTTTTCCATAACAGGTTTTACTTCTTGTAATAAAGTTTCCATAGCAACATCACCATAATGTGAGTATGTGTTTGGCACTTGTTGATCAGACCATATACCCCAATAATCTGTAAAAGGTGAGATATATCTTTGATCAAATAAAAATCTTGCGACTTTTCTTTTATTAGAAAAGTATTTGTAAACAAAATCTGCCAATTCTTTTGAAATAGCCTTTTTTAAAACTGTGTATTTATTTTTTTTGAACGACATTTAATACTCCTTTTGGTATTGCTTGGCAGTTCCAGTGTATAAATCTAAATGGTTCATATCCCATATCAACAGAATATAAATGTGGCATATACGATGGAAAAAAAATCATTCTGCCTGGTTTAACTTTATAATGAAATTGTGAACTTGCTAAAGATAATTTTGATTTATCTTTTTCAGGTAAAAGATTCATCACATTACCTGGACGAGGATCTTCAAATACTGGCATAGATGTTTTTTCACTAGCTTTTAAAAAATAAAAACCAGACATATGTCCATTCCAATGTGTATGTAAAGTGTGATGACCAGCACCTTTTTTAGCAAACTCTTGCACCCATAACTCTGTTACAAATACTTGATATTGAGATAAATCAAACCCCATCTCATTTAATAAATTATGACACGTGCTTCCAATGTAATCTTGTAATTGTTTAAACTTAGGATCACCAATTAAAGATGTTGAGTGAAATACGTGACCCATATCACCTTTATTACCAAACTCTTTATTTCTTTTATCTATGTCTTTTTTTAATCTTTTCTGTGCATGTTTTATATATTTATCAGATGCTTTATTTAATTTTTTTACAAACTTTGTTTCATCAGCCCACCACACAGGACTAGAAAAATAATGTTCTAAATTTAATTTTTTTGGAAAGTTCATTTAAAAGGCCATCCTAAATTCCATATAACTAAACTATATCTTGATCCTTTTTTTACTGGACATACCCTATGCCACACAAAAGAGGGAAATACAACTAAAGATCCTTTTGGTAATATTTCTTTACATTTTACAGGTTTTCTAGGTTTATCAGGATCTAAATTTCTAAAATCAAATTCTAATTCACCACCTTTGTAATCTTTTGGATCTGATAAAGTAACGGTTACAGATAATTTTCTAATCTTACCATGTGTTGGATCATTTGCATTTTCTCTAATATAAGGTTTATCCCAACTATCGCAATGCCAATCATAGAATTGCCCTTTTTCATATTTTGTAAATTGACAAGACTCACTAAAATTCCAATCAAAATTCCAACCTGCTTGTGCGTTTGCTTGATGCACATATGGTTGTATTTCTTTGTATATCCATCTATCGTTCATCCAAACGATATTTGAATTTCTTTTCTTTTTTAAATCTTTTACTTGTGATTGATTTAATTTTTTACCACCCATACCACCTGTTACTGCCATTTGGTCAGAAATAGATTTTCCATATTTAACTATTTCATCACAGATTCTAGCAGGGACTGCTGACTGAAAATAATAATAATAATTACTTAAGTTCATATATCTTTATGTGGAATTATATATCTTAAATAAAATTTAAAGTAAAGAAAATTTACTTGTATTTATATCTTATAATAACAACACCAGATCCACCTGCACCGCCTGACGTTTGACCAGGTGATCCTTTTCCTCCACCACCTCCACCACCAGTATTTGCAGTACCAGCTTGTGCTGCAGTAGAAGAATTTGAACCTGCTCCACCACCACCATCTCCACCAGGTTTTACCGTGCTAGAATCATTAACACCTCCACCTCCACCACCTGCTCTTGTTACAGCTGATGCATTTATTGAACTTGCTACACCATCTCCACCTTCTCCTTGAGCATCTGTGTTACCAGCTTCAGCGGCACCTCCACCACCTCCTGCTGGATAAATCGGTGAGCTATTTATTCCAGCCCCACCTGCGTTTCCTTGAGGAGGACTAGTAGGAGGAGTATTACCTGCAGATCCAGGGTGTTCGTGACCTCCACCACCTCCAGATCCTCCAGTTGATCCAGAATTTCTTAAACCTCCTTTACCACCACCAGCAGATGTAATACTTGAAAATGTTGAAACTGATCCAGCAGTACACTTAGCACCACCAGCGCCTACCGTTATTGCATAATCTGTAAATGCATCTACGGACAAAGCTGAACATGGAGTTGCAGCTAATGGGCTAGCACTATATGGGTCTGGTGAATGTTTTCCTTCTCTATATCCTCCAGCTCCACCTCCACCACCGATACCATCAGTACCACAACCACCACCTCCGCCACCACCTGCGGCCACTACATATGAAACTTTATTACTACCTGGCGTTGGTGCCGAAGATATTGAAAAAGTACCTGAAGATGTAAACGTATGAATTCTATAATCTCCTGACTCTGTTATTGTACCACCAGAGGCACAAATAAAATTAGGCACAACTCCTGCCCATGTTCCTTGAGATTGAAGTTGAAATTGACTTTGCATTGACCACACACCACTTGCTTTACTTAATTCTTTTACAACCACAATTCCTGAACCACCTGCTTTACTTACATCTGGACCATTAGCTCCACCTCCGCCTCCACCACCTGTGTTTGCTGTCCCTGTTGTAGCGGCTACATCTGGTCCTGGTGTAGATATTCCACCTGTTCCTCCACCACCTGAACCACCTGACCCTGATGTTAAACCCGGTGTTGGACTATTACCTCCACCACCTCCGCCTCCAGCGTAAGTAACATCCGATCCTGTTATTGTGCTTGGTGATCCATCACCACCTTTTCCTGTTCCTCTACAATTTGGTCCCGCTGCATTACCAGCCTCTCCTGCTTGACCTGCGCCACCACCGCCACCACCTCTATAATTTCCTGAGCTAACAACACTTCCTGAACCACCATCATTTCCTTGACAAGCTGTTCCAGATCCACCTGCTTGAGTATTAGGTCCACTCGGTGGGCCTGCTCCATATCCATTGCCACCTCCACCTGAACCACCAGGTTGTCCTGTATTAATTGGACCACTAGAATTTTCTGAACCACCTCCTCCGCCACCAACACTTGTTATTGGATTAGATGGAAAAGCTGCAATAGAGCTACCGCCTTGAACACCTGTAGCTGGTTTACCTGGTGATCCAGAACCACCAGCACCTATTGTTATTGGATAAGACGTATTACCATCAACTGAAATACATGAAACTTGTCTAAACGCACCACCTCCACCACCGCCACCATT